TGTAAGGATTTTTTGGAGTGTCATAGCCGTCGTCCTCTGGGTATACTGGGTAGTCCATTAGTTACACCATGATTGTTTAGCATCGCCGTAGTATTCACGAGCAAAGCCATTGGCAATTAGTGCGGCACGTAAACTTTGTCCGTTGACTAAAATGTCGCCTAGTACACGGCCGCCAAACTTATCCCATCCATACAATGTAGCTTGAAACTTGCCGCCAGTTGCAGCAGCAGATTCTATAGCCTTCTTAGTAAAAGCTGATGCGGCTTCGCCACGTTGCTTTTCGCTTTCGCACTGAGCACGGAATCCTTTTTCTGGAGTGTCTACTCCATAGACTCTAACAGCAAGTTCTGGTTTAAGTGGTGCTGGTAAGAAAGGAGCAGCAATCACAACTGTATCACCGTCTGTTATTCTTAAAATTTTTGCATCATATGTAACGCCTGTAGGCGTTTTTTGTGCAAATGCTAATACTGGTAGTGCCAGCAGTAATAATAGAAACTTTTTCATTAGTAGTACCTTTTTAATTTAAGTACTACTATTTACCTAGAAACTATTGTTGAACCAGCCTATCTTACGATTTTCAGTAATGCGTCTATCGTATTCGGCAACAGAGCCAGGAAAACGCCAAGCCCAAACAGCGACAAGTCCCATAAAAATTGCGGTACTGATAATTCCAATTGGTTTTACTCCTGTGAAAAACATGATGAGTAAACTTGTACTCATCATGCCTAGCATAAAGAACTTCATCTTAGTTGGAAACACACGCTTGGTATTCCAGTTAGTTAAGAAAGGTCCAAAGATTTTGTGGTTATATAACCAGGCATGCATTGCAGGTGAACCCTTGGCAAAGCAATAGGCTGCGAATACTACAAAACAACTGTAGGGTATGCCAGGTGTGATTAACCCAACATACGCCATACCCAGACTTAAAAAGCCTAGGATCTTCCATAGAAATTTCTTCATAAATTCATAAACTGTAACCAGCCCTCGTGTCTAACTTGAAACGGTTGTTTCTTACGCTTATTTACAAGTTCGTAATAGTCAGGCTTGTAAGGTTTGATCTTTGGTTTCCAGTGCTTGTCGGCCTTGTTAGCATTACACGGAGCACATGCAGTCACAGTATTTTCCCAAGTGGTCTTACCGCCTTTTGACACGGGTTGTACATGGTCTAATGTAGAAACTTTACGTTCTATGTGTACGTTGCAATACTGGCAGCGGCCGCTATCTCGTAAGTATACATTACTACGGCTGAAACGAACTGTAGTTTTTGCTTTCATATATTCACGAAGCATGATAACGCTTGGTACTGGAGTTTCCCAAGAGGCTGAATGTACAATCCAATCGTCGTGCCATGCCAGTACATCGGCCTTATCTAAGACCATGTATCTGATGGCATCTTGCCAATTAATTACACTTAATGGGAGAAAGCTAACTGGTTGTCCGTCAGCATTCAAGACTAGAGTGTCCGACATTTTTATTTCCTTTTGATTGTGTTTACAGACCCAACCGACTGAGCATTTATTATATGCTCATAAAGTACTTATGTCAAGCCCGTTTAGGCCAGCATGTTTTGGGCAAATTCTAGTCCAGATCGATCCAAAGCATTGCACCATTGATCTTTATTATCCGAACCATAAACCAATTCCGAATCTGCTGACGATAAACACCAACTATGTTGTTGGTTCCAAGGAGGAGCACCGTTTATTTCTCCCTGTAATTGACCTTGCGCCCAACCACACATGCCTAAGAACAACCGCCATTGATGTGGATGGTCTCCCATAGCTAGTCTAGGTAATATATCATCTGCACTACTTACACTAAACTGCTCATTAATCCTAAGTGTGTTTTTACTAACCCACTCGTTTGAATGTAAGAAGCTTAGACTTTTTACATTGACTGGTCCGCCAAGATAAACAAATCCAGGAACATCTATTTGAAATCCTAGTTGTTCTCCAAACTCTGGAATACTCATTTGACTTCGTTTGTTTAATACAAGGCCAACACTGCCTTGGTTATGATGCTCTGTAATCATTATTACAGTCTTGTACCAGAAGTTGCCTTTGACCGCAGGCGGCGCAATTAAAAGATTGCCAATTAAGTTCATGAAGTTATTTATAGGTTAGCGATTGCGTATAGAAGATTTCACATCGCCAACTGTAAAATAATTTCTACCTTTGCTTTTTGCAAATGCTGGATTTTGTTCCCATACTTTATGCAAACTAAGTCCTGATGACTTTCCGCTAGGAAGAATTAAATCTCCGCCGCCTTTCTTTCCTAATACTGTGCTATCAGATGCATTTACAAATGCAGGCATAAAGGTTCGCATATAGATAGTTCCAATGTCTTCGCCTGGTTGCACTCCTGCATTTTTATAAAACTGATATACATAATCAAGTTGCTGTACTGCTGTCATCTTTGCAAGTTCAGCTTTACTAGTACCGAGCCCCCTTGCTGTTCGTTCAGTAAATCCAATAAGGCCAACTGAAACATTATTAGGATCTTTTGAACTTGGACTAAATGATCCTGCTGTTTCAAATTTAATAATTTTATATAAGGTATCGTAACTGATGCCTAATGCTTGAGCAATCTTGTGTAATTTTTTATTGAAGTCTGGGTCTTGTATATTTGCATTTGGTTTGGTAGGATCAGTTTTTCCTGCAGCTTTTTCATCTGGACTGGTGCTGGTACTAGAACTAGTTCCTATACTAAATGGTTGTTTGCCCAGCAATGCACCCATAAATTTATCAATGTCTTCTTTGATTTTAAATTCGTTGAATCGCATACGTTATCCTATATTGGCCATTGGGTCGACTGGACGACCAGCAACACGTTTTGACCAATGTAAATGAGGACCTGTCGAGTAGCCGGTGTTTCCAGATAAGCCAACAACTTGACCTTTCTTTACTTGTTGTCCGGATGACACTTTAGATTGTGACAAGTGAAGCAATGAATGTATCACTCCTCCAGCATTAATTTCAACAAATGTACCGTTCATATTATCGGAACCAGATCTTGAAACAACACCATCTTGTGGTGCCTTTACTGGAGTTCCAATAGGAACTGCAAAATCTGTACCTAAATGCATTCCACTAGAACGTCTTCCAAATGGACTGGATACTGGTCCGTTAACTGGGAGTATTTCTCCGTCGGATGTGCCTGGCAAATCTGGTTGATTATTATCTGATTTATTAGTTGTATCAGTTGTACCTGATACTTTATCAACGACATCTGAAATGGCAGTTGACGGAGTTCCAAGGATGGACCCCATAAAACGATCTATAGATTCGCTAGTTACAAATTCTTTGTATCTCATTTGCGTGTTCCATAGTCAGGTAATGGTCCACCGTATTTGCGACCTTTAATCTTTTTGCCGCCAACTGTTACACGAACTTTTCGTTTGCCGGCAGTTATTAAATGACTCTTTTCACCGTCGCGAGCACGTAAGCCTTGTGACTTACAACTTGCTAGATTACTTGCACCTAAGTCTTTATCAGGCGTTCCACCTGTACATAATGCACGGCTGGCTTTTTCGTCTAGTTTTAATTCAACAGGGGTAGTAAATTCGTTTGCTCTCATAGTAATGTATTTATTGTTCCTACTGTGCTAGGAACTCAAATACATTGAGCCATTTACGTTTTCCTATAGTTTGTTTTAATAGTGTTAAATCTGCACACGTTTTGTTACGAAAACGAGTAAGTTCTTTAGCTGGAACTGGTTCGAACTCTATTTCTACACCCTCTTGTTCTGCTATTTCTTCAGCAATATCTAAAAAGCTGTGTGCTAGTCCTGCTCCGCAGTTCCAGATTCCTGACCCATTAACTGTTTTAATGAAATCAATATGTAGACGACACACATCGCCGACCCAAGTCCAATCACGCTTAACATTTTCTGCTGTCTCCCATACAGTTATCTTTCCTTCTTTACGTGCTTGATTTCGCCATTTAACAATAGCGTTAGCACGATTGCCACGCAGATGCATCCACTTGCCGTACACATTAAAATAACGGAATCCTTGCACCATTATTTTTACATCTTGTTGTGGCCACCATCTGTCAAACAAATATTTACTCCATGCATAAGGAGTTTGCGGATAACATTGTGCTGTTTCGCTAAAGTCCTTAGTGTCACCATATATACTACTTGAGCTAGCATACTGTAGATGAACCCCGTGATGATTGCACTCGTCAAACAACCACTGACTGAACTCGTAGTTCTGCCGCATAATAGCTTCTACATCTGTACAAGTCATATCAGCAATGGCGCCTAAATGTATTACCCAATCATAACTACCTACATCTGGATAATCTTTTGGATCCCACTCCCATCCGTCAATGTGCCAGCCCTCTTCTTGATTGAGATAGGCTAGCATATTGCGGCCAATAAAGCCTTCATGGCCTGTTACTAATATCTTCATAAAGATATTTATTGAGGCTGTACTTCGCTACTTGTTTTTACGAAATCTTTAAATAAGGATGTTTTTTTGCTGTTGCAAGTTTGGCAAAGTGTTTGTACATTATCTTTACCATGGCCTCCGCCATCCACTTTGCGTGTAAGATGGTCACCAATCAGCGTACTACGCATAACTTGATTTTTATGTACTTCACTGTCAAACGGCACAGGTGGGTTGTCAAAGAACGGATCGTCTTTAGGACTATAACCGCACCATCCGCACGACCACTCTCTACTAAATGTCCAAGGACGATCCAATCGACCCATGCCACCAAACTCACGTTGTTGAAGTTGGTGTTCTTCGCATAGATGTTTTGCACCAGGACCTTCGAACAAAGTAAGTGTATTAGTACAAAACTCTAGTTTGCAACAAAGATTATTCTCTATTTGCTCTTTGAGTTTTGTGCCGTTCTTACGTTTAAGATCCGCTTTGGTAAGTAGCGTTATGCGTTTCATTTAAAACAAATCCGATGGCAAAGGTGCCCAGTTTGAATTGTACTTAGGAACAGCAAACTCTTTTGGCATCTTCTTCTTAACTTGTGCAATTAAGAAAGTAAGACCAATTGGACGCTCACTGTAACTAATGCCCCACAGAGTTCCATCTGGGTTGGGCTTGTTAACACGGAACCATTCTTGGTAACTAGTATGTGCTTGTGAATATAGTTTAGTTGCATCAAAGTCGTTGTTGATAATCCGCAAACTTCTAGACAAGGCAACAATGTATGCATCATCTACAGTAATCTTACTGACCTTACACAGTCGGAAGTATTCGTACAGCATCCAACTTTCTTTAGGCTGTACAGGACGACCTGCGTTGCAAATCTTATTAAAGCATTTGGCAAACTGCTCTGTAATAGACAAGTCATAATGGTTGTCCAGGAACTCGTCTAAACGAGTATACGCACCGGGCTTGTCTGTATCTCCAAACTTAGGATGTGTTAGGAAGATGCCGTGTTGTTCGATTGCCTGTTGCTTTTGTTCAATCAAAACCCAGTCCGGATTAGTACTGCCGTCAGTACGTACACCGTAAATCTTTTGATGCACTTTGTCAATGTTGTCAAGTTGTTTCTTACCTTCGCCATTCAAAGAAATGAAACACTCGCGCATTTCCGATTTCATTGTGCTAGGATAGATAACAATTGGAACTTGAATCTTATTGGCGTCTTCGCCCAAAATCTCACAAGCAATAATATATAATACTAAAGCAGTATGCTGCCCGTCCCAACAAATATATTTGCCAGGGCGTTCTGGGTCTTCATATACACATATAGGCATAACCATAATGTTTTTAAAATGGTCCAGGATATTGCAGGCATGCTCAATATCAAATAGACGTTGCAGTGTTACGTCAATTTCAATTTTGGAAAGCACAGACATTTCACTTCGACATAGTGTGACGCTAGACCATTTCTTAAGTGTTTGAAAACGGCTTTTGAAATAGCCAATTGCATCGTTGAGCAAGACTTGTTTCCATTGGTCACTGTTGACTGTATCGTTTAGTCGCTGTTCAAGCGACACATAGTGACTCTTGCTTTTATGAAATTGGCTATTAACCATGTCAGCGTGTGAACGTTGTTTAGTTAGAAGTTGCATTGAAATCTTTCTGTGTGTTGTTACAATAGTTAAATTATACAATCAATTGGTTCGAGTGTCAAGTTCGTTTAAAGATATAAACACCTTCAAACTTTTGGACATTGTCCGTTTTGCCGTTGCCTACACCGGGTCTGGTATTGAGCATCATTTGGACTGTTTCTTTGTATTCAAATCCTGACTTCTTAGACAAGTCTAACCAGCGTTCAACAATATGGAATTGGTCCTTGTTAACACGATAGTCTGCAATATTGACAGCGTAGATGGCATCTTTGTTTAATGCCGTGTGTAACATTTTCAATGTGGGCTCTACGTACAGTTCAAACCACGCATCTAAATTGGTACAACTGTTCATACATTGGGTTGGCTCATCACAGTATGTTTCTAAATTAAAGTAAGGAGG